AAATTTTTCAAATACTTTTATAATATTAAGATCCCAATTTTTAGTCATGAACTGTATGTCGTCTCCTGCTAAAAATAATATATCGTATTTGGCTTTTTCAGCTAATTGATTCCAAGAAAAACAAGTACTTTGATTAGATCCTATAATATAATGTCTTTGATCGATATATTTTTTATATTGTTTTAATGTTGTATCATCGTCGTTTAGATAAAGTAATATTTCTATATTGCTGTGTTGACTAACTGTTTTATAGATAGTGTCTATCATTCTCCTAGCTAGGTCTGGACGTCCTCTAGATGGACACAGTATTGAAATCATTTTTTTATCTCCACAATAACATCATCTTTTATATTTTTTAAATTCCTAAAATCAAAAATTTTAACATTTACTTTATGACTGTTTTCTAAATCTTTAAATTGTTTTATAGTGCTGTCTATATCTCGTATATCTTCTATGATATAAACTCCGTCTTCTTTTAATTTAGTATAGAGAAGATTGAACGATTTAAGTTGGTCTTGTATTCTATGAGAACCATCATCAATAATAATATCGAGTTTATCAAATTTTTTTACAATTTCTTCTTTAGTAGCATCTCCAATAATATAATGCATATTTTTTTTAGATGGTTTATATGGTACAATCATTTTTTTATCAATTCCTATTATTGTACTACTTTCATTAAAATACTTTGCCCATAATTCTAAAGACCGTCCAGCATTAACTCCAATTTCTAATAGAGTAATTGTTTTATCTTTATAGTTGGCTAAAGTTTCTTCATAGTACCTATCAATGTAACTATGGTGTGTGCCTTTATCACTCTGTGTCTCTTTATTGAGTTGTGACAACATTATATTAATCTATCTTTCCATGTCTTGGGAGTTTTATCACTGATTATTTCCAATGGAAGATGATATTTAAATTTTCGTGTGCCTCTTTGTCGTATATAATCTGCAGTTTTCTTTACAGCAGTTTTTAAATTAGTAGTAGTACGGTAATTTAATAATTGACGAGCTTTATCAGCTGAACACGTGGCTAGTTTTACTTCTTTGGGTCTATCTTCGTAGTGTATGGGATCTAGATTACAGCCTGTTTCATTAGCACACAAAGCTGATAATTCATTAATACTTACAAATTCTTCGTCTGGGCCAATATTGATTATTTCGCCTTTGACATTTTCATTGAATGCTAATTCATTCAAACAATAAAGACAATCATCAATATAACTGAAACACCTTTTCTGTTCTCCGTCTCCATATATCACAGGTGCTTTACCTTGCAGCATTCTATTCAACATAATGCTCATCACATTACGGAATGGATCATCATATTTCTGTCTAGGACCCACAATGTTATGTGGCACTGCTATGTTCCATTCTATGCCGTGTGTATCACATAAATTTTTAATCACTCGTTCTCCTGCTTCTTTGGCAATACCATATGGATCCTGTGGATTGGGCACATATTCTTCACGGAACGGCACCTGGTTGGTTCCATATCTTGCCATGGAACTACAGTAAACAAATCTTTTAACTCTATTTTTTATTGCTGCTGTAACTGTGGATACTGATGCTTCAAATATATTTTGAGTTACTAACAACGGACTGAACACACTCAATCCTTCATACGCAGTCGCGGCACAATGATACACTATGTCACTGCCTCGCATGGCTTCGGTCATCTTATCTAAATCTCGACAATCAATTTGATGGAACTCCACACCCTCTGGTATATTATCATTATAACCGCCTATCATGTTATCATTACCAGCAACCTGATGACCATTGGATATCATTAGATCTGCTAGATGCGATCCTAAAAATCCAGCAACACCTGTTATAAAAATCTTCATGATATATTAATTATTCCTAATAAAGACCTTGTCTGGCCATTTGTCTATTAATGTGGTAAAACCCAACTCCTGTAGATATTTTTCTATTTCTGCATTGCTAGAATTATATTTTTTTGAATTATTGTTTAATTCTATCATTAAAAAATTACAATCCTTTAGTGTATTGTTTGCTCCACGAAGCACATTCATTTCAAAACCTTCTACATCTATTTTAATTAGATCAACGTTTTCAAAATGAAAAGAATCCACAGTCTTCATTGGTATATTACCTGTAGAATATATTCTTCTAGCTTGTGTAAAATTGTCGTCAGTTAATGATACTGTGGTTTCAATATCTCCTACAGCATAATCTAATAATTCTATATTATCAAAAGAAGAAAGATTTTTTAAAAGACATTCAACGTGTGTTCGATCTGGTTCAATTGCATATATCTTTTTGCAATGCGGTGCAAATTCTGCACTCCACGTACCACACCATGCTCCAATGTCTAATACCGTGTTAAATTTTTTATTTCGAGATTGACACCATTCTAGAAATTCTTTAAGACATTTATTCTGTGTAAATGGTTGTCCTTTACGCCATTGTTCTATATGTATGTCGTTGCTGGGTACCCAAAACCCGTTTATTTTTTCTATGTTCATAACATTCTAATTTCTTTTAAAATACTGATTGCTGTACCGTTAGCAAACTCTCGAGGAGTAAATTGTTGATATGCTAAAGAATATAACCATTCTGTAGGATCAATATAAAATGGATCTTCTATTTCAGATAGGCTGGCAGATGATATAGTCCAAGCAAAACTTTTTGGATCACTGAATACAGGCACTCCGTGTAATGCTGATTCTACAGCACTGATACTACAACTGGTTACGCATGCCCATGCATTCTGTAAATCGTGTTCTAAAGGTACATCAGCCACAGCAGGACCAGATGTGCCGGCTTTTCTAGGTTTCTCTCTTATCTTGATAGGACGATCAGTATATTTTTTTATTTCTTTTATGGTATTATCTAACCAATTAATTTTTTTAAGATATGTGTGTATGCCCGTACTGCTAGGACAAATAAGAATATAATCTCCTTGATTTTTGTTTCTTGTTTTAATTTTTAAATTAAATTTATCGAATCTATCAGAAGGACAACCTCTCCAATATCTAGCATGTATCTGATTCCTACAAATTCTCCAGTAATGATTATCTTCTTTTAAGTTATTATTATCGAATCTCCCAAAATACGGTGTATCAGTATACCAGTAACCCGATCCTTGCTGTTCTAATTGATGCACGAGATTGATATTGTTATTAACAAAACCCCAAAACATTGCAGGAGATTCTGCTGTCTTTTCCAAATTACTCTTTATTTTAACTTCTGAAGGCCAAGACTGTTTAATTCCGTTGAATACTTCCCAACATTTGCTTTTGGTATTTTCTAGAGGTGCATATATGGTTAACATTTGTACTATTTTATAGTATAATTATTCAAAGAACAATGATAGTAAAAAACATATCAGCTATACAATACTTTCAAGAACGTTTTGATATAATGGATGTGCCATATCAATACACTGTGAATTATCATCCAGCGGCTCCTAAAAAATCTTTTACCAGTAATCCTACATTCTTAGCAGAATTTCATGATTGCTTTGCACATAGTTTACCTCTTATAATCACAAACGAAAATCATCTTATTACTTCTCATATCTGGCCATTGTTGCACAACACTCGATATAAACCTCAGAAGACACACGGATTATGGCAAACATGGGGAGATAATATTGATATATCGTTGCCTGCTCCTAGTAAACAGCTAGACGAACCTTACAAATACGTATGGTTACCTATCGACGAACAGAGTGCTAATAATGCTTGGCATATATGGATTGATGTAATATCAAAATTTAGATTAATAGAAAAACATTTCAGTTACAAATATACAGAGTTTATCTATGTGTTGAGTAATAAAAGTGAATATTTTGATCGAGTGGCTAAAGAATTATTTCCAGAATTAAGATATTATGTAATGCCTAAAAATACTACATGGAAATTTGCACATTTATTAGCACCATCTATGAGTAATCACGAGGATGGTATAACTGTGCCTGAAACGGTGAAATGGTTACGACACAAGTTTGGAGAGAAATTAACTCCTACTAGAAAAATTTTTATTAGCAGAGACGATGCACCTGCAAGAAAATTAATCAATGCAGAAGAAGTATTCATGGCTCTGCAGGGTTGGGAAACAGTGACATTAACTGGCATGAGCTCAAAGAAACAGATAGAACTTTTTTCCTCGGCCTCACATGTGATATCCACACACGGTGCTGGATTAACCAATCTATTATGGTGTCAACTAGGAACAAAAGTAATAGAAATAAGTCAAAAGGAATTATTGGAGAAGAAAGTTTATCCTGTGTTAAGTCATCATTTAGGATTATTACATCATGTATTACTAGGGAAGAAAGTACCAATACCAGGAGATAAAATTAAAGGAGTTAAAAGAAAAAAAGATTTTAATAATATATCTATTGATACTGCTGTTCTTTTTGAATTAATTAGAAAACTGTGAAAGATCCGCATTTATTTCTGGATAAATGTCGTTTAACAGATTCCACATATTGCCTTTTTTATGTTTTTTTCCTCCTGCTGCATGCAAGAAATATGTAGATTTTTTATTAAATTTTTCACAACCGTTATTTTTAAAATTCCATTGCGGCATCATATCTTTATAAGACACTCCACTTTTTACTATACAATAATTTAAAAACATACCGTCATCAATCTTATGATCTGTAATGTCTTTATATTGGCTAATATAAGGTAACATGTCTTCTATACATTTTTTATTCAACATGAATACTCCGGGTTGTATAAATTTTGTTTTTATATCTTCTCCATTTATATCATTGAATAAACTAATATCTTTAGTAATTTCCTTACATTGTTCTGGAGTTCCTTGTCGATATTTTTTATATACGGCTGCTTTAAATGTATCTAGATCTGGATATTCATCAAATATATTTGTAGCATGTGGTAAGGCAAAAACATCACTATCCACATATAATATTCTATCATATTGATCTCTCCAAGACTGATCTATCCATAGATCAAATCTTTCCCATGTTGGATGTTTAAATCCTAATTTAGGTTTGGTAATTTTAATATAATCTATACCATATTTTTTGCAATATATTTGAAAACTATGACTAGAATACTGCTCAGCAGGACTGGCATAGAGATTATTAAAATTTGGTTGAGTATATAGGTTGGTATCTATATAATATTGAATTATGAGATTTTTCATGCAATCTTTATATTTAAGCTGTGAAAAAACAAAATAATTAATAACGATGATATATCTCAGCAAAACCGATAGACCCGCCACAGAAAAATACATAACATGGGCTCAACAAGGATTACCAGGATCAAAGATTTTACCATACGATCAAGTGATACAACAGAGAGATGCTGACAAAGTTGTATTAATGGGAATATTGAGAGGCACAAATATGGTGTATCATTGGGCTCTAAAAAATAAGATTGATTTTTATTTCATGGATCGTCCTTACTGGGGAGAGAGTAGAGGCAATCCTTATCTAATGAGAATAACCAAAAACGGTCATGTGAAGAATTACTTAGAATCTAGACCTGATGATAGATTTAAAAAATATTTTCCATTCAAGATAGAACCATGGAAGAAGAACGGTCGTAAAATTGTGGTATGTCCTCCCACACACAGCATAGCAGTTATGTTTAAACAAGAGGATTGGTTATCTAAAACTTTAGAAACTTTACGAGCAAATACTGATCGAGAAATAGTTGTGAGAAATAAAGGATATAATCCAGACAGTAAAATTGATACGTTGGGTCGATTAATGCCGGGAGCCAACGATAACGAAGACACAGCAACTCCGATTGATTGGAATGATACCCATGCTATAGTAACATTTAATAGCAACATAACCATAGAAGCCACAGCAAGAGGGATACCTGTGTACACCGATGTTATGAATTCGTGTGCACCTATAGCAGAGCAAGATTTTTCAAAAATAGAAACACCCAAGTATGTAGATAGAGAACCTTGTTATTATTCTTTAGCATGCGGACAATTCTCAGCAGAAGAAATGCAAAATGGTTGGGCATGGAGGATATTAGATGAAAGTTGAAATATTTCGAAGAACAGTAAAAGATAGACGTAGAGGAGCCAGCTGGGATTTATTAAAACATATGGCCGAAGGTATACGAAAGTCTGGCGATGAACCCGTAATTGTTAATGAAACTCTCACAGGAGAATGGCGCAAAGATGAGATGGAACCCACAGCACCAATTGGGTGTATGTTTGGTTATGGTGGCGACAAACAGATGCATCACACCAAAGGTAGAAGGAGAGACCTTGTAGAACGTGCTAAAAAGAAAGGTATCTATATTATCACGTTCGATGGGGGTTTATTGAGTAGTTTTGGAAATACAGTGGATCATCCTCGTCATCATTGGAGAGTGGCTCTATATTCTCCTATGAATAACGGTAACTTTCTATCAGATAATTCTCCACCGGATCGTTGGGAAATGATGAAAAGTTTATGGAATATTAAGAATGACCCATGGAGAAAATCTAAACCCGAAGATCCAATACTGTTTGTGTTGCAGCCTAAAGATAACTGGAGCATGAATGAATTAGATCCAATTGATTGGTTTAATGGAGTTTATAAAACATTAAGACCATTAACTTCTAGAAGATTTTTAGTAAGGCCTCATCCTAATCATGTAGCAGCAATGGAACAAAGAAAAAATGAATTCCCTAAAGATATTGATTTAATAATAGGAGAAAAATTCTTTTCTGGAAATAATAAAAAATTTTATAGATTTAATTTTCAAGAAGCAATTGCTAATTGTCACGCTGTGGTAACACACAATTCAACTGCTAGCACAGATAGTTGTGTGAGAGGTATTCCTACTTTTTGTACTTCAGATCTAGCGATATGCTGGCCTGTGGCTAATACAGATCTAACAAAAATAGAATCTCCTGAATATCCTGATAGAACACAGTGGTTAAATGATTTAGGATATAAAATGTGGACCACAGAAGAAATTAAAGATGGTACAGTGTTTCGTAGATTCAAACAGAGATTAGGATTATAATATGTGCGGCATATATGGTATAACCAAACGAGATAGAGAATTTGTAGAAAAATATATAAAGATTTGCGAACATCGAGGACCAGACGGGCACGATGTTTGGAACGACGATTATGTTACTCTAGGACACAACCTTTTAAGTATAACCGATCAACCCATGGTTTCTCATCAACCATGGCGTACCGAGCGAGGCAACATATTAATCTACAATGGAGAGATCTTTAACTATTTTGATCTAATAAAAAAATATACAGAATTTAAACCCAAGACCACATGTGACACAGAATTATTAGCATGGGGATTGGATCACTATGGTGAAAAATTTGTTGAGCATATTGATAGTATGCATGCCTTTGCTTATTATAATACTCAAACAAGACAACTGATATTAAGTCGAGACCACGCCGGTATCAAACCGCTATACTATGCTGAGACAGCAGAAGGATTAATATTTGGTTCTGAAATAAAAGGCATGCTGGATCGAGTGCCTAACTCTAGAAAGATAGATCAATTGGCAATCAGTTGCATGAGTCTCACGGGTATCAATGCCACCAGGAACACATTCTTCACTAACGTAAAACAACTGATGCCCGGAGAAACAATTGTATACGATTGCACAAATAAAAGAATAAAATCATCAGAAAGAATTTATATCACTCCCAGATCTAATTCTTCTTTCAACCCCGCAGAGTTTAGAGACAAAGTTAAAAAGACTGTGCAGATGTGCAGCATAGGACGAAGACAGATGGGAGTATTTCTCAGCGGTGGATTAGACAGCAGCGTGATAGCCTACGAGATGATGCAGCTACACGGTGCTGTGAATACATTTACTAATAGAATGAACCCTAATATTATAACTGACGAAGATTATAACAGTGATGCTGCATGTGCAAAGATATTAGCTGAACAACAAAGGTTTAATCATACAGAAGTTATTATTACTCCTAGTGATGTTATTGCAGCATGGGATAACAGTATCTACTTCATGGAGCAGCCTGTATACAATCCCAGCATGAGTATGTACTATCATACTAATCGTAAATTATCCGAAGCAGGCACGATCATAACCATGGCAGGAGATATGGGTGATGAGATATTGGGAGGATATCCTAAGTACTGGAAGATGAAAGATGATGGATTTAAATCATGGGGTGATGTGATAGACAAATGGTTACAAAGAATAAAAAGACCACTAGTGGTGGGAGTACCAACGTTGCCAGCAGCAGTATTGAAAGAAGAATTAATAAAATTGTATCCCGATACTATGTGGAATCCTGCAGATCCTGTGGCATCTTATATGGCTCTCGATTGCGTGGCACAAGCACCCAATGAATTCTTTGCTAGGAATGACAAGTATGGCATGGCATTTGGTATGGAGGGTAGATTTCCTTTAACCACAAAAATGTTTATGCAATACTGTCTAGACATACCAACGAGTTATAAAATAGGAAAAAATAAGCACGAGACCAAACTGTTGACCAAAATTGCCTACAAAGGATTATTGCCGGATGCCATAATCAATAAACCAAAAACTGGATGGACTGTGCCGATTGGACAGTGGTTGGCAGCAGGCACTGATAAAAATTTAAAAAACTTTTATACGAGCAGCATGGGAGAAAAGTCTACATTAGATCGAGTTACAGTGACCCAAAAAGCAGGCAAAGCTCTTGTTCCATCTTGGGTAATGCAAGACTGGATCAAACGTTACAGAATGATATAATCAAATTTGATAATATGCTAAAGTAATTCGTTTATTTGAAGAACGATATCCTGAATATTTCCATTTCGTTGCTGTATAAATTTTTTCCGTGACCAATTTTAAATTTTTGGATTTTGCTAACATTGGCAAATTGATGTCAGATAACTGTGCATCATCAAATACAAAATTTTTAATTCCTACATGCAGAGACAATTCTATATCTTTTTCTATCACTGGAGCAGAGTGTCCTCCATCTATAAAAGCAAGATCATATTTCTCTGTGGGCAATTTTCTATTTCCTTCTATAACTTCTTTACTGATTATTTGACTGTCCCCCCATACAATGTGATGTCTATTAGGAAATTTTTTTTCTAAAATCTCTACTCCTGTTTGAGCTTTGATTATGGTCATAATCTCTATACTGGTTATTTTTATATCAGGGAACATAGTCAAGAATAAAGCACTGCTCCATCCTGTGTTGAAACCAAATTCCAGCATATTGGTAAAAGGCAATATTCTATAGAACTCTTGCCATGCATCCACCACATCTTTGGTTGGGCAAAGGTGTCCTGTGTGTCCTTTGGGCATGTAGGTTAAGTCGTGAATAATTCGTTGCATTTGATACCAAGTAAATATATCATATTTAACATGAAAATCAAAGTAATCACTTCCTACAAACCGGGCACATGGGATCTCTATTCCGGCAGAGGTATCAAGAGCATTGCCGAGCAATGGCCCAACGAAATAGATCTAGTGGTCTATCTCGAAGAACCTAAACCCAATTATGATCATCCTAGAATCACATGGATTGATCTCAACGCTGCTGAACCAGAATTATTAAAATTTAAAAACAAACACAAGAGTGATCCTGTGGCATGTGGAGAATTACAAGAGATACCGGGAGGAGTTAGAAGACCTGCTGCTCTACAACAACAGGGTGGATTGGACAAAAACAAAGGATCTTTTCTTTGGGACGCTGTGAGATTCAGTAATAAAGTCTTCTGTGTTGTCAATGCTGTGAGGAATTCTCCCAATTATGATTATGTACTATGGGTTGATGCTGATACTTTTACATTTAGACCCATGCCATTAAATTTTCTTGAGACTCTATTACCTCGAGATACTATGTTAACTTTTTTAGGCAGGGAGAGATATGCATTGCAGGATGGTGGCAAATATCCAGAATGTGGATTTGTGGGATATAATTTACAACATCCTAACACGCAAGAATTTGTTGCTGAATGGGAAAAATTATACACCAGTGATGCTGTGTTTCAATTGTTAGAATGGCACGATAGTTTTGTATTTTGGCACCTAGCTAGAAAATTTCAAGAAAAATATAACATACAGGTAAATGATATTGGTTACGGTAAGAATGTCAAAGGACATCATGTGTTTATTAATAGTGAATTAGGATTGTATATGGATCACATGAAAGGCAAAAGAAAAAAACTAGGCAGCAGTGCCAAAGCAGATTTAAGACCTCCAATGAAAGATGCTCCAGCAAATATATGGAATGTAGATTATTGGAAAAAAGTTCCACCTTCACTAAAATGAAAATAGCAATATTTCCACAAAACGGTAGTATCAATAGCCGTCCTGTTTTTAATGCTTTTATAGAACATCTACGATGAAAAGGAGAAAAAATATCTATCAATAAAGACGAAGAATGTGATGTTGCTGTTATTTGGTCTGTGTTGTGGTCTGGTAGAATGTCTGCTAACAGAAATGTATGGAATAGTTTCCAAGAAAGAAAAAAACCTGTTGTGGTAATGGAGGTAGGAGGACTTAAAAGAAACAACACATGGAAGATAGGCATTAATGGTATAAACAGAGATGCTGATTTTGCAAATGATAATTTTGATGCTCAACGTTGGCCTAAATTTAATATAGAAATAAAACCATGGAAACAAACAGGAGACAGTATTATAATATGTGGACAACACGATGCTAGTCATCAATGGAGAGGCAAACCAACCATGGCAGACTGGATTGAGCAACAAATAATTGAAATTAGAAAGTATAGTAGTCGTCCAATATTGATACGACCGCATCCTAGAAATATATTTGATTTTGATGAAAAAAAATATATTAACGTTAAAATAGGTAAACCACAGAGAGATACGAGTACCTACGATGACACTGACTTTAAAAAAACTTTAAATTCTGCATGGGCAGTAATTAATCATTCTTCCAATCCAGCAATGGAATCTGTTATCAACGGTATACCAGTATTTGTGAGCGAATCAAGCCTATGCTATGATGTGGGCAATCATTCTTTAGCAAAAATAGAAAATCCTGTTATGCCAGAGCGTCAGCAATGGGCAAATAAATTAGCTTATACAGAATGGACAGTGCCAGAAATACGTGAAGGCTTGCCATGGCAAAGAATAAGACAAAGACTTGAGGAGAAATATATAAAATGATAACCATGGGTCGTCATAACGAAGAAATTAAACCTATAGAATGGAAACCATATACTGGTGAAATAGTAGTAACAAAGACAATCATTAGAGGAGGCAAAAAAATACAAGAAACCACATTCTACGAAGATCAAGTCAAGGCTGTGCCTCGAGGTAATGCTTATATTATTGGTAATGGTCCTTCTAGAAAAGGATTTGATTTAACTCTCTTAAAAGCATCTGGACAAACATATGGATGTAATGCTCTCTATAGAGATTTTGTGCCCAATTATCTTTTCATGGTAGATTCTAAAATTACTAAAGGTATAATGGAAGATAGAGTATATGAAAAATGTATATGTTATGCCCCATCATTAGAAGTTAATCGTTATCCAGGAAAAATAAATCTTATACCTAATAATCCTTATTGGGTTTCTGGACAACAGGCTATGTGGACAGCATGTGTACATGGACATAAAAATCTATATCTTATAGGATTTGATTTTCAAGAATACGGTAAAGGTAAACTTAATAATATCTATCAAGACACAGAATTTTATGGAGAAAGAAACAGTGATGCTGTGTTTGATGCTTGGTTAAAACAATTTAGAACTTTAATAAAACAGAGACCGTACTGTCAATTTACAGTTGTGCATGATAATCCTACATTACCTATGCATCATCTGCAAAGTGGAACTGATTTAGGAAATACTCGATTAATGAACTATCGACAGTTTATCTCTCAAGTGCTAGGCCAATAAATTTAAATCGCGGTTTAAAACTATAGAACATACTGTTGTGGTTGCCGCTGTTATTTTTTACCGACATTTGATATAGATGAATCATTTCGTGGGCTAATGTTTCTATAAAATCTCTTTTAGTGTTATATTTTTTCAACATATCTAATTCAAATCTTGTAGGATTGATGTCTGGATAAGCACACACTTGTCCTACTGCTTGTTTAATCCATTTCTTAATTGTTATCTTGTGGAAGTTAGATAACTGATTATCAAATACTGCTCGATTAATATAACGAAACCAAAGATCTATAGCACGTCTGCTGGTAACATAAGGACCTCGATCATTAAGTGTTTCCACTTGTATTTTACGTCTTAACTTTATTGCTCTTTTCCTTCTCATAAAAGCTCCAACACTGTTGACTTTTTCGTCCTTTGTGCTATACTGTAATTATCTTAAAAATGACAAATTCAAACACACCGCTTCGTAAACTAGAATCCATGGAGGCTGCTCTCAGAATATTAGCCTATAATACTGGGGGTATTTTTCAATATTCTGGAGTGCATGATAAAGATTTTAAAACCATACAGAGTCTTGCTGATGCTCCTTATGCTTGGACTGAGAAACAAGGCAACCTAGCCATGATGTTCCTAAAAAGATATAAAACACTTTTAGATAAATTTGGATTTGATACTGATGAATTAATAAACAATCCACGATATGATCAACCTTTTAGAGTAATCAGTTTTGAAAAAAGCATAGATACCTACACTGCCGAAGATGGTAGAGAAATATTGGAGATGCGATTCCCTTACAATGAAAAAATTATAACATTAATAAGATGCCTTAGAAAGAAGACACAAGAATTAGTTCCTATGCTGTATGATGGAGAAACTAAAAAATGGACTATGAATTATACCGATACTGTGGCTTACTATGCTTCTCTAATTGCTGTGAGATATGATTTTAAAATACTTAAAACAAAAATACTAAATGATTATGAAGAAATTAAACAAGAAAAGAAACAATATCGTTCTATTATAGTTGATATAGAAGATAATTCTATAAAACTAATTAATGCTCCAGCTTCTTTAAATGAATATTGGCAAGAGCATTGTCAAATATTATCATATCTCAAACAAAGAGATCAATTAAAGCAATTTGCTTTACATTATGTAAGAAATAATGCTAAACCTGCTTCTACATTATCTGAACGTATAGCTTTTTCAATGAATAAAAATTTATTTGTAGATCGTAAACTCTATGATAAAAAAACATTACTTGAAGCAGTTATAGAATTAGGCGATTTTCCTGCTCTATGTCCATATGGTGGAGACATATACACACTAGATGAAATTTTCGATTTTCAAAATTGGTTAGAAGCAATTGATTCTGTAGGTATAAACAAAGAACATATTGCTTTTGGTTTTGATTTTGATCGTCCTATAAATGTGGAAGATAGTATCAATTCTGATCAAATTCCTACACCTTCTCTCATATATGGTGAAAATACATCCAAGGAAGAAAGATTAATAATGTACAAGAGATGGGAAGAAATATATCAACTCAGTATCTCTAATCGTAAAATTACTACAGCAACTAAAATTATATTTGTTAGAAATAAGATACCAAGAACACTGTTAAAATCTGGTTTAAAACCAAAATTAGCATTTATGATACAAGATTACCCCAATTGGCCTATGTCTACTAATACTTTGGACAAGTTGGTTGAAAGTTTGCCAAAAAGATTGTATTATATGAGTCAAACGCCTTCGGGCAATGTACAATCTATATGAGCTCATGCAAACTGGTAATCAAAGACGAAGTAAACGTCAAATTTGAAAATCTTTCTTTAGAACACAGAAAATCTCTCAGTAACAAATTCAAATTTGAAATACCGTATGCTCGACATCTACCAGCGGTAAAGTTGGGACGTTGGGATGGCAAAATTAGTTTCTTTGGATTGGGTGGCAACACTTATCTAGCACTAGTTGGGCAGATACTGCCTATATTAGAAGATGCAGGAGTGTATGTAGAATTAGAAGATCAAAGAACTCCTCACAACTTTGAATTTAAATTAATAGATCAAAATTATCTATCAGATATTACTTGGCCCAAGAATCATCCTAATGCTGGACAATCTATAGTGTTGAGAGATTATCAAGTAGAAACCATAAACAAGTTTTTAGAAAATCCTCAGTGTATTCAAGAGATTGCTACAGGAGCAGGTAAGACTATTATTACAGCAGCTCTATGCAAACTGGTTGAGAACTATGGACGTACATTAACTATTGTACCTAACAAAAGTTTAGTCACACAGACCGAAGATGATTTTCTAGCATGTAATCTAGACGTAGGGGTGTACTATGGTGATAGAAAAGAATTAGGACGACAAAATACTATTGCTACTTGGCAATCATTGAATGTGCTAGAAAAGAAAAGTCGTGATGATGAAACCACAGCATTTCTAGAAGCTATAGAAAATATCAATACCATAATAGTAGATGAGGTGCACATGGCGAAAGCAGATGTGTTAAAAAGAATGTTAACAGGACCATTTGCCAAATGTGGCATACGTTGGGGACTTACAGGCACAGTACCCAAAGCAGATTATGAATTCTACGGATTAAAATGCAGCATAGGAGAAGTGGCTAATAAAATAGCAGCCAAAGAATTGCAAGACAAAGGAGTGTTGGCACAATGCAATGTTAATGTGTTACAAACACAGGATCATCCAGAATTTAAAAATTATCAAGAAGAATTAAAATGGTTAACCACTGATGAAACTAGAATGTCGTGGATTGCAAAAACCATAGAAGATATTGCAACAACAGGCAACACAATGATTCTAGTGGATAGAATATCTGCTGGTGAGTTGTTAGAAAAGAAAATAACAGACAGTGTGTTTATATCTGGCTCTACAAAGAATACTGAAAGAAAAGAACACTACGACGAAGTTTCCATAGCACAACACAAAGTTATTATTGCTACCTATGGTGTGGCTGCTGTGGGCATAAACATACCTAGAATCTTTAATTTGGTATTAATAGAACCTGGTAAGAGCTTTGTGCGAGTAATACAGAGCATCGGTAGAGGTATTAGAAAAGCAGAAGACAAAGATCACGTTAACATTTGGGATATAACTTCTAGTTGTAAATTTGCAAAAAGACATCTTGGGCAAAGAAAAAAGTTTTACAAAGAGGCCAATTATCCGTATAATATAGAAAAGATAGATTATGAAAATCCTTACATTAGAAAATAAAACATACGTATTAGAAAAAATACCAGAATATGTGGACGACAAATTAAGATTTGCAGTGCTGGATAATTCTAATCCAGCTGACCCAGATTACTTCTTTATACCATTGATATTCTTAGAATCATTTAATGCTCCAGCAGCAGTGCTACAGATTGGACAGTATAAAATTAAGATGCCTCTAGATTGGAAGATGATTATAGGCGATCCTGAACAGGGAGAATTACATGTGTTGCCATTGACCAGTTTAAATGACCGAGGATTTAATGCGTTTATGTTTAACCCTATATCGGATTCTAAACCTACATTTGCTGAAGTGGATATTGTGGACATATATCAAGAAGTTAAGTGGTACTTCCCTAAAGTTAAATCGGGCCAAATATTAGCTGTGCCTCTCACAGATGACAACAATCCACCTTGTGCATATTTTGTTAAAGACATATCTAGACAATCAGAATTCCTAGAATATGGAGCAGTATGGTAAGGAAAAAAGACAATGTGGTTTGTATGGAAGCTCCTGTTATCATGGTTCCAGACGAACAGGACAGAGAGATACCTGTGTTGATGAATAGACATTATATCGATTGGATTATGGATCATGCTAGAAAAAAACGATTAAGCATACAAGGTTATCAATTACGAGGTAAGAACATAGAGATAACTTTTAAAAATCCCAAACACGCATCTGTGTTTGCACTGACATGGAGAGAAGATGAGTGAAAAGAAGAAATTTTTTGAATTAAGAAACGGTATGAAAGCCATAGACTTTCGTAATAAAGATTATTATGATAGGATAGATGATCATGAAAGATCTTTGTACAGTCCTTACATGATCATGCGTTATGCTTCTGCTGTATCGGGAGATAGATTTTATCAAGAACATTATGTAGAAATGATCAACGAGTTTGTTAATAAACATCTTTTTACGTTGAGCGGCAAGCATAAAAAACTGTGCTGGCAGTTAACTTCCATGTGTGGTGGATTAAAACAACAGTTCCATCCGTGGATTAAGCCCATGAAAAAAACTCCCAACAAGTCTTTACAAACTCTAATGGATATCTATCCTAACACTAAACAATCGGATTTAGAAACACTGGATAAGATCATAACCGACAGCGAACTAGAACAACTGCTAGAGGATCATGGAAAGCAATCTTAATACTTGTACGTTTTGCGGCAAGAGTTTTACAAAAGAAAGAACTCTACAAGTTCACGTGTGTGAACCCAAACGCCGACATTTACAAAAAAATGAGAAATGGGTACAGAATGCTTTCTTAGTATTTCAAAGATTTTATCAAGTGCACCAAAACAATGGAAAACCAAAAAACTACGAAGACTTTTGTAAGAGTGCATACTATAATGCTTTTGTAAAATTTGGACGTTACATTATGCATGTTAATCCTTTATATCCAGAAAAATATGTGGACTATGTAGTACGTTCTAGAATCAAATTAGACAACTGGGCTAGAGATGATCTTTATGAGGCCTATCTTATAGACACACTTAAAACAGAACCTGTAGAAGCAGCTCTACAAAGAAGTATACAAACTATGATGGATTGGGCTGAAGAACAGAATGTACAATGGGCAGATTATTTTCGTTTAGTTAATACTCCAAGAGCAGTGCAACATATACAAACAGGAAAACTATCTCCATGGTTAGTGCTTGGTTGTTCTGCTGGCAAAAAGATGTTAAAATCTTTTACAGACGAACAATTACAAATGGTACAGAGATTTATTAATCCAGAATTTTGGTCAAACAGATTTAAGACTAATATGGCAGATGCTCTATTTGTACAGGAGACAGCACGAGAGGCTAAAATTGAGTAATAAAGTTACAATAGAAGAAGGAATAGATGTCGCAGTAGGAGATTCAATTATAGTGATCAAAGAAGACGGCTCCATTGGACAAGTGATCATGCCAGAGATTAATAATCCTGCACAAGAGAGCAAAGGTTACAAATTAACTTTAGACATACTAGAATTTATTGATCGAGAAAAGGGTGTGTTAATAAGATCAGCAACTAATCGAAGGAAGTACAACTAATGCCTGATGTAGATATAGATTTTGCAAATAGAGAACAAGCACTGAAATTATTTAAACATGTGCCTGCTGCTATCATCAAAGATGACGATGTAGAGAAACATAAGACGGGTGTATATTTTCAAGAAATACCTGTGGATCCTATTAATAATTGTTGTAGTCTTGATTATAAGAAAGCAGAGGAGCGTGGCTATTTTAAAATAGATTTATTAAATGTGAATCTCTATGAAGGCATAAAAACTGAACAAGAGTTAGTAGAACTGATGCTGGAAGAGCCAGACTGGAACATGTTGAAAGATAAAAACATTGTGGATCAACTGTTTCATATCAATGGTCATTTTGATATAGTATCTAAATTAGAACCAAAGAACATAGAACAGTTAGCAGCAGTACTAGCAATTATAAGACCAGCAAAAAGAAATCTCATGCACAAATATTGGTCAGAAATATTGAAAGAGGTCTGGCTGAAACCCAAAGACGACAGTTATTTTTTTAAAAAATCACATGCTGTTGCATACGCTCAAGCAATTGTGGTACAAATGAATCTCATTAAAAAAATTAAACAGGTCGACGCATTAACTGTATAGTTCTGCGTTTGATTCTTTTCTTAGATATATCTTCTAATCGTACAACAGGTCCATGTACAATCTTTATATCTTTACTAGATAGAGTTACTACTGTGCTTTTAAAATAAGCAAAATCTTTCTTAAGAAATATATTAATGGGTATTTTTCTATTGGATTCCCACCACCAAGTTTCGCCCAATCTTAAAAACTTCATTTTATCTGCTGGTAACATGATTCTTCCGTAATCATAGAAACTGGTTACTTGACTGTCTTGGTTTTGTATTATACCCACATATTCTAAATCACCCTTGCGTATAAGCGATAAGAATGGGAACTTGGTCTTTAGAGTTTCAAAAATTTCATTCATAGTATATTCAATAAATACAGTGAGCAATGAACTATGCAAACTGTATCAAGGTATTTACTAAACAATGTGGTAATTGTATACACATCTGGTTATCATGGAAGGAATTCTACTGTGTACGATAGACGATTAAAGCTGTATAAAGGTGTTTCAAACCCACTTACTTTTACGTTTAAAAACGAAGATCAAAAAGCACAGGATATTACAGCCAAAATCTACGAATTTAACCTAATTGATTCTGAAACTAAAAAGTCCGTTGTAACAAGAAATTTAACCATTATCGATGATGGTTCTACAATCACTAAAAAAGGTACTGCTAGTGTAACAATTACTGAGGGTGATCTTTTAACGCTAGATGCAAAATTTTACAACTACGCTATCAGAGAAGTAGCGGCAGATAACTCTCGAACAGTTACTTTTGCTGATACTGCTTACAACGCAGCCGGTACCGTGGAAGTATTAGATGGTGCTTACCCTGATGTGATTGACAGCGAAGAAATTAATTCTTTTACTAATACTACCGGTCCTTTGACTTATACCAGTTCTGCTATAGATGCTAATCCTGGCATCAATAATAATGTGGCTCTACATACTATTGCAGTCTATACAAAATCTTTTTCAGGATCTCTAAGAATACAAGGTACCATGGAGACCACACCAGGTAATTCCGATTATTTCGATGTTACTGCTACAGACCAGTCTTCTCCGATTGCATTCACAAATTCTACTGAGGTTACCTACTACAATTTTACAGGTGTTTACCAGAATGTAAGATTTAGTTGGGCTAATGCTAGTGGTAATACCGGACGCATTGACAAAATCCTTTATAGACATTAAACTATAAGAATGAATCTGATTCAGTCTACAATTCTGACATCGTTACCGGCTGGCCGTAAAAAGACACCATCTGGGTGGATGAGTTTCAATGCACCTTGTTGTGTGTACAATGGAGAATCTCCAGATAAAAGAAAAAGAGGTGGAGTAATGACTTCTGCCGATGGTACACTAAGTTATCATTGTTTCAATTGTGGATACACAGCATCTTATGTGATTGGTAGAAAATTATCTACCAAAATGAAAACACTTATGGGTTGGTTAGGTGTCGCTGAAGACACAATCAAAAAATTAGCTATAGAGGCCATGCGTCATGAGGAAGCTGATATTAAGTATGAGAAAAAGAAATTCGTCTCATTTCAAAAAAAAGAATTGCCAAAGAACAGTTTTAAATTAGAACATTGGTTAGAAAAATACGTTGCAGAAGATCTTACAACCACACAGTATGAAAAAATAGATCAATTATTAAATTATTTAAAAAGTAGAGGTATAGCACCTGAGTGGTATGATTTTTTTTACTCTCCAGATCAAACTGCCGATTTCCATCGCAGAGTGATTGTGCCATTTTATTGGCATGGCGAAATAGTTGGATATACAGGAAGATTATTTGATACTCGAAATAAAGAGATAAAATATTATACAGAGACACAGCCAGGCTATGTGTTCAACCTGGATGCCCAGGACTGGCAAAGAAAGTTTGTGTTGGTAATGGAAGGACCATTTGATGCCATAACATTGGGCGGGGTGGCCATACTGGGATCAGAGATTAACGACACACAAAGAGAACTGATACAAGGATTGAACAGACAGGTAATTGTGGTACCGGATAGAGATCAACCAGGACAAAAACTCATAGATCAAGCCAAAGAGTTTGGTTGGAGTGTGGCATTTCCACAATGGCACGAATCGGTTGTAGACGTAGCAGAAGCTGTGTTAAAATATGGTAGATTGTTTACTTTACAATCAATACTTAAATCTACAGAATCCACAGCATTAAAAATAGATTTAAGAAGAAAGATTTATGGCTGATTACAGTTTTGATGTACAAAAATTATATTTAGAAATGCTGCTGGCAGATGCAGAGTCATTTGCAAGAGCACAGAATATATTTGACAGCAACAGTTTTGATAGAAAATTACAACCTATTGCAAAATTTATTAAAGATTATGCAGAGCAATATAAAGTACTACCAGAAGTGGAGCAAGTTAATGCTAAACATGATATTAAATTAAAAGCAGCAAAAGATTTAGATCCATCACACTTTACATGGTTGTTGGATGAGTTTGAAACATTCTCTCGACACAAGGCATTAGAAAAGGCCATATTAGAATCTGCAGATTTATTAGAGCATGGTGATTATGCTCCTGTGGAAGATAAGATTAAGGCAGCAGTTAACATTGGATTGACTCGAGACATAGGTACAGATTATTTTGATGACCCACGAGGCAGATTAGAGAGATTAAAAAACTCTAATGGGCAGATCAGCACAGGTTGGGTGAATATTGATAAGAAATTATTTGGAGGATTCAATCGTGGAGAGTTGAATATATTTGCAGGAGGATCGGGTGCAGGTAAATCTTTATTCTTACAGAACTTAGCAGTTAACTGGGCCAGTGCAGGATTAAATTGTTGTTATATCAGTTTTGAATTAAGTGAGATGTTGGTGGCCATGAGATTGGATGCTATGATCACTAATATACCTACAAGAAAGATATTCCCAGAAATTGATAACGTCGAAATGAAACTTAAAATGATTGCTAAAAAAGCAGGAAATTTACAAATCAAATATTTGCCATCAGGCAGCACAGTGTTAGATATTAAAACATATATAAAAGAATTAGAGCTTAAAACTAAAAAGAAAATAGACTGTATATTAATTGACTATTTGGATCTCATGATGCCAAAAAGTAAAAAAGTATCACCAGCAGATCTGTTCATCAAAGACAAATATGTGTCAGAAGAGTTAAGAAATTTGGCTGTAGAATCAAAGATGCTAATGGCCACAGCATCACAGTTGAATAGAGCATCTGTGGAAGAGATTGAGTTTGATCACTCACACATAGCAGGTGGATTATCTAAAGTACAAACAGCAGACAACGTGTTTGGTATATTCACTAGCCGAGCAATGAAAGAGCGTGGCAGATATCAAGTACAGTTTATGAAAACTAGAAGCAGCAGCGGTGTGGGACAGAAAGTGGATCTTGAATTTGATGTGGACACACTGAGAATTAAAGATTTAATAGAAGAAGAGGGTCAACATCAATTTAAAAAACAAACATCCACTGTGTATGATTCTTTAAAACAAAAGAGTAAAATTTCTGGAGAAGGTACTCCTACAGATGCTCGAGCGGAACCAGATCCTACCCGAGGCGATGAAATTGGTAAAGTTAGAGCCACTGTGGAAGGCAGTAAATTAAGACAACTGCTCAACGATCTACATTCAGACGAAGAACAATAAGCGCAGCGTCAGCGCATTTTTTAAAAATAAGCGACAGCGTAAGTTAGCGTGCAAAGGTTTTGACCCCGATTGTTTTTGGTAAAATTTAAATGGTAATTGTCACGCATTTGCACTTGACTTATTCACACAACCAGTAGTATAATCACGTTTCTTGCTTTGCGGCAAGAATTAAAGGAGAAACAATGAAAAACAAGAAAAACATAGTAATTGGTCTTGCAGTTATTATCGTCCTTGCGGCGGTGATATTCTTTGCTTCTGGCAAAAAAGCCAAAGCACAGGCCAAACCATCTGCTCCAGTGTTGAATTTTTACGGCGTGGTTGACGCGGGCGTACAAAGTTACAACAGTGGCACAGAGTCTCTAATCCGAGCAGGCGAGGGTGGATTATCTACCAGCCGACTGGGATTTCGAGGCAACACTCCAGACCTAGGAGGAGTACAGTTCAATTTTAATCTTGAAGGTGCTCTAAAACCACAAACAGGTACTCTAGGTTCTACCACTACTACTGGTTCAGTATTCACTCGTGAAG